GTAACCTGTTTCCTGAATCCTGTACCACTTTCCTCTTTTGGTGGATCCACTGCAACCAGACCCATTCGCTGTCTGGCACAGTCGAGAGCCAGAAACGCAGCGTCAGCCAAGTCAGGTGATCGACCGAACCGACTCTTGAACTCCTGCTTTGATTCGATCTTCACCTTCAGGGATCCGGTTTTCACCATATCGTAGTTTCGGGCGCACATCTCTTGAGCGAGGTCTGACGAGATCCCGTAGATTTGTTTTGTCCGAATCAACTCTTTGCCGACGAACCACAGCTCGCTGACACGGTTCGTGTAAAGCTCCTCTCCAGTCAGTTGGCTGTTCATGCTAACACGCTTGTCTGAGGGCTTGCCACCAAAGGTCACCCGCATGAAGGATGACTCCCATTCGCCAGCCAGCACGTCACAGAACGGCGCACCTGCTCCGGTGGAGTCGAGTGCTACGTTATCTGCGGTGATTCCGCGCCTCTTGCAGTGGTCGATAATCTGGTGAACAATCTGGTAGGTTCGTGGAACCGCCTTGTTCGTCGCGTCATCGTTCAGGTGAATCGCCTCGCCAAGCTTACAGACATACTGACCGTTACGGGCGTAGCCTACCTCAGCGGTGAACATAATCGTCCTGTCACCTCCGTTGGTGAAGGCCGGATCGACGCCAGCCACCATAGTCGGCTTCTCGGCCCAATCGACTTCCCCCATTGACCCGCTCTTCGCCAGCTCCGCTTCTGAGTAGATTCCGGTGGTCTCGTCACTGTCGAAGAACACAGCGCGAACCATTCGCATGTAACCTCTGGACTCCGCCCCCAAAAGCATCCGGTCCTCCTCCAGCTTGGCGGCGGTCGGGAGCCACGGATACTTCTCTTCGCCTAAAAGGATATTGGGACTCCGCTCGCCGTCGAGTCTGAGGTAATGCCCCTTCCACTTCGTCGGCCATTCGTCTGCGGTCTGCGGGTCGATGGAATCCCACCCGTTTTTCGGCTCCGACCAGACTCCGAAAGCGTCGAATCGACTATTCGGGTTGGACATCCCGATCATCTGGAAGGATGGGTTCTTCGACAAGTTCGTAAGTCCGGCATTTAGAATAGCTTCAGAAAGTTCTGAAAGTTCATCACCAATCAGAATAACGCGCTTCTGCTTGATACCAATGAACTTACCGATAGCCTCGCGTGTCTTGGATTTCTCTGCCGCGATAAGTGATAAGCCAGCTCTTTCGATAAGCGTGTCGTTCTCATCGACATACGCTGCGTTTCCGATTGAATCCCGAATCTTGATTGGCGCACCATCGATCACTGAGAGGAGTGACATGACTGAACCCCAAATCCTTTTTCGTGCTTCCCGTAGCGTCGTAGAGGTCATCAGGACCAATGTGTCGCGTGGTTGGCAGAGCCACTGGACAATGCCCCATGCGGCCATTGTGTGGGATTTACCGGACGAAGCAGAACCACCAATCGCCAGATACTTGTGTTTAATCGCAGCCCGAACCATCTGTTCGGCCCAAGGATGCCGGACCATCATTGGTTCCGGTAGGTCTTCGCGGTTCCAGAGTTCGTCGCAGATCCGCCAGAAGTAAAACTCTTTCGCCTTACCGTTTGGGTGGTGGGCGAATCCGTATAGCAGAGCAGTGAGGAGACTGGTCGGTTGGATCATCAACCCGCCGACATCCATTTTCTTGGTGGTTGGGTCGATACGCGGCTCTAGAACGCGCTTGCGCTTGTCTGCTTCTGTAGGCATAATTTAATAAATGTCTGAAAAACCCATTAGAGAAGTCGAGGCCGAAGCCTTACGACTTAGCAAAGAAGGTTACAGTAATTCTGCTATCGGTCAACACATTGGAGTCCACCGCAACACTGTCCGTAACTGGCTGAGGAAGCATGGCGTTGCCCCGAAGATGAATGGGGACACAGCAGACGGGCGGGTTCTCGACAACTTGATTCACAATACCAAGATAAAAGAAGAACACCAAAAGCCTGATGCCGACACAGACCAGCTCAAAGAAGATATCGACGACCACTTTAACGACACTATATCTTCTGCAATCGTTGAAGAAAGATTCAGGGCCTCGAAACAAGAAGACCTCGACCTCAACGAGATCGCAGAAGCCCAGAGTTCCCCCGCTGACAAATACCAGCACTACATAGCAGCAGCCGGAATTAAGTTGCTGAGGGACTCAATGAAAACGCTGCGTGGTCCGAAGACGATCCGCGAGATGTCAGAACTCGACCAGCTCATTCGACGTAACTTAGGGCTAAACGCCAAGACTGGTGGTGGCAATAGTAAGATGCAAATCGACATCTCGATCCTGAATAACTCCAAAGCCGACAAAGGTGGGGGTGCGATCAGGCAGAAAAAAACGATTGACGGAGATACCGGAAAAGAGATTTAATCAACCGCTCAAGATGTTTACGAACCGACAGCCAGAAATGAACCCTCAATTCATCACGCGAGTGGATGACGGTGCAGACTTCCGTTTTCCGGTCGATAAGGCTGACGGCCTTTGGTATCGAGTGATCCCAGAAACCGCCAAAGAAGTTTTTTACTTGCAGGCGTTGCCAAAAGGGATCAGAGTTCTTGTCCCTGCTGAGGGCGATGGCCTTCTGGTTAGGGGAGACTCAATACCAACGAAATAATAATGAATACAGAATTAGATTGGCAGAAGTTAGATATTATAAGACTGTTTCTCTTGAACCAAGAAGAAGAGTTCAGTAACCACATCGAAGAATTTGGATACGATTCTCCCGAAGCCGAACAACTGCAAGAGGAGATACTCCAGATCCTGTGGGATAAGATGGAAGAAGTATTATGAAACCCGAAACCCTATTCCGTTTACACGAAGAGACGTGTAAGAAAACGCTCGAAATTATGCGGGCGAAGAACAGCGATTACTGCGGCGGCGAAAACACCGTCGATGCACTCGCGAACTTCAAGACCGCTCAATCTTTAGGTCTTCATCCGGTCACCGGATTACTGTTGCGGATGCAGGATAAGCTCATGCGGATTAAGTCATTCGTCAACGACGGCGAGTTGAAGGTTGCTGGCGAGTCCGTCAATGATGCCTGTGAGGATCTCGTCAACTATGCGATTCTTGCGAAAGCCCTCTTCCTTGAAGAACGAGAAGATCTTTGCGAACACTGCGGAGGTGACGTAGAGATTGAAGATAAATGCCAAAACATTCTCTGCCCGAGGTTAGGGTCTGAGTAGTTATATAGGGAATAGAGTCGGAGGAGATCTCCGGACGATGGCTTCTGTTTCTCCATTCATTGAACACCCTATATGACAGATCTAATCATCGGAATTGACAACGGACTCGATGGCGGACTTTGTGCAATATCTACATTTGACGGTGTTGTTATTGCGAAGACTCGCATGCCGACCATCCAGCTATCCAAGAAAAAGGAGGTGGATATCCGTAAGGTCAATCAGTGGATATTAGATCTACACTCCTCCTTTGAATTAGCGATTGAAGAACCGCTCGCACACGCAAAAAGCAGCCAAGCCGTCCGGTCGATGGCGATCTCATTTGGCAAACTTTTAGGTATGGCTGAAAGCCACCGTTATCTGGTCAAGCGTGTAAGCGTCCATAAGTGGCAGAAGCATATGCTTGGCCGGATTCCCAAAGGAAAGACCAAAGAAGCCGCCCTAGAACTGGCGGAACAACTCGCGCCTGAAGAGAACTGGCTCGCGAACAAACGGTGCCGGAAGCCCCATGACGGCATGATCGATGCCTACCTAATTGCCACCTACATCTGGTCTGGAAAAAAAAGTTGAGAATTTTCTGGACGGATTATTGATCGTCATTTATTTGTCTGTGCATAGACAATAAATGAAGACACTATACGAAAAGCAACAAGAAGCCTTCGACTTCTTTATCGCTAAACAAAGAGCTGGCTCGAACACCCTAGACACGAGCCACGTCGGAACTGGTAAGACCATCGTCGCTTGCCACCTTGCGAAAGTATTAAACAGGCCAGTTGCGGTTATTTGTCCGAAAGCGGTGATCCCATCATGGCAACGCGAACTCGCCGAGTGCGGCATCGAACCGTTGTTCGTCCTGAACTACGAGAAGATCAGGACTGGCCGGACAGACTTTATGTCTAAGCGCGGCAAGAAGATCATGAGGTGGGACTTGCCGGAAAACACACTTATGCTCGTGGATGAGGTCCACAAATGCAAAGGGCCATATACCCAGAATGCTCAACTGCTGGTTTCGCTCGTAGCTCAAGGCTACTCCGTCCACGCAATGTCCGCGACTGCCGCCGAAGACCCGACAGAGATGCGGCCAATCGGGTTCGCGTTGGGTCTTCACAACCTGAACAAGTCTGAAGACGGCCTCAAGAGTTGGTATGGCTGGATGATGCAGTATGGTTGTAGCCAGAATGAATGGGGCGCGTGGGAGATACTCCGTAAGTCAAAGCTCAGTGACCTCAATAAGGTCATGTATAGCAAGAACGTCAAACGCCTGACGGTCGATGACTTCCCTGATTCCTTTAAAGCGAATCGTGTATTCGTGGAGCCTGTAGCCTTTACCTCTGCGTCAAAAATCGCGAAGGCGTATGAGAAACTCGGCATCACGCCGGAGATCATCGAGGATTACCTACTCACCGGATCGGTGGACGACAGCGAGTGGGTCCTTGTAAATCTGCTACGTGCAAGACAGCTCGCTGAATCGCTGAAAGCGAAAGACATGGCGGACATGGCTAAGGACTATATCGAACAAGGCAACAGCGTCGTCATGTTCGTGAACTTCTCCGATACCGCTGAGGTCTTATCGGGTCTGCTCGATTGCCCTGCTATTGTCGGTGGACAGACGGCAGAGGAGCGTCAGCAGATCATTGACGATTTTCAGGCAGACAAGCAGAACGTCATTGTCGTCAACATCGCGGCTGGCGGAACCGGAATCTCGCTGCATGACATCAACGGTAACCGCCAACGGATCTCGTTGATCTCACCGACCTTTAACGTGAAAGATCATTTACAGGCGTTAGGCCGTATCCACCGTAACGGTGCGAAGAGCGACGCTATCCAGAAGATCTTAGTCGCTGACGGCTCTATCGAAGAGCATGTCATGCGCGTAATCGAAGAGAAAACTTCAAACCTCAACACCTTACACCAATGAACAAAATAGCCGGACTAACTAATTATAAGCAGACCATTATTGATAAAGTAGTCTCACTCGTGGCGGGAGAATTTTCCGTTGAAGAGGGAGACCTATTTAAGAAGTCTAGGGCATCACGATATTCAATTCCGAGATCGATAGCGGTCGGTATCCTTAGAAAATTCTACGGGATACAGCAACAGATCCTAGCTGACTACTTCGGATACGTATCCCACAGCAGCGTAGCTCACGCAGTTCAATCAGTTGAGAAAAAGATCAACATTGAGCCAGAGATAAAGAAGATTGTTGAGAACATCCTCTACAATATTAAGCAGCTAGAAATCAAATAATCATGGAAAACATAGAGATAAAAGAGAACTCGAAAATGATGCAGGAAGCGATTGTCATTGATGCGACAAGGCTTATCAAAAAATATTCAGAGCAGTATGGCCTACCACCTAAATGGATAATGAGCCGTTTTGATGAGGGCGGCCCAAAAGGTAGGACCATCCAAACCAGAATGCAATCCTCTCACATTAGGCATCGTGTAATCACTGAGCTAGCCGATTTGGGATATTCGAGAGATTTGATAGCGCGTTCGTTCAACCTTGGCCGTGACGCGATAAACAGCATTATTAGTAAATTCAGAAAACAACAAAATGAACACCAACACTAAATACTTATCAGAGGCAGAGAAGGTCAGACTCAAGCTACTTGAGGATGAGATCTTCATGTTGAACAACAAAGTTGAGCGCACACTCAAGAAACGCGACCGCCTCCAACGTGAGGTGAAGCGGATAAACGGAATGACCGCCAAATCCAATGGCTCTTAAATATAAACCAGTTATAGGTCCGGCTCTAAAAATAGTATTAGAGCCGGACGAGATAACCGTCTGCGAAACATTAGGGAGATTACGGTCCTTGATCGCTAGAAGTTCTCGTGTAAAAGACGCGAAAATAGGAAACCAAGATGGTGCAGACGCTGACGTGATGGGCATGAAAGCTGAGTATGCCTTTGCGAAAGCATTCAATACCTTTCCAGATTTAGGTCTGAAGCCGAGAAGCGGTAGCGCAGACGGTAACTTCAACGGATTAAATTACGATGTTAAATCGACGCGACACTCAGACGGCATGCTGCTATCTACTCGCAAAGTCAACCCAGACATCGATGTCTATGTTCTCGCTATTGTCAAAAACCGTTGCGTGAAATTTGTCGGCTGGGCATACAAAGAAGAATTGATTAAGGAAGAGAACCTTATTGATTTAGGTTACGGCAAAGGATACGGACTTGATCAAGACCAACTAAACGACTTACATCCTGAATTAGCTTTTGAAAATAATGAACGAACAACCCAACCATAGCGATAGAGGCCACGCGGAGTTTTCTCCATCTAGCCTAAAGTATGTAGCCGCTTGCGCTGCTTATCAGGGCCGTGATGGAACATCCGCAGCAGCCGAAATGGGGACTCGAATCCACGAGGCTCTTGAAGTCTTCGATCCTTCTGCCCTCCATACTGAGGAGGAGCATGAGATCTACGAGCAGATCGTTAAGATGGAGCAGGACTTCATGACGAACTTCGACGAGATCGAGGAAGAGCTTAACGAGATCCAAGTTGAGGTCGCTTTAGATGGCACTGAGACATGGGGAACCTGTGACCGATTCCTGATTCTCAAAGGCGGAGATCGCGCCGTCATGGCCGATTACAAAACAGGCATCTCGATCATTGATCCGCCGGAGAAGAACTGGCAGGCCAAAGCTTACACGACCGGAGCATTCCAGAAGTATCCTGACATCGAAGAGATCGTCTTTGCGTTCTACGTGCCGCAGCACAACGCGACCCTATCTCACGTTTTCAAACGCGAAGACCTGCCGACGCTTGTCGAAGACCTCAGTCGAGTGATCAAAGCTGGTGAAGAGATCCGCCCGAAATGGCAGGACGGCACACCCGAACTTAATGAATGCACCCCGACTCAGTATTGCCGATTCTGCAAACACGAAGAGGTGTGTCCTGCGTTGGGTGGTCTCGTTATCAACGTAGCCAAGAAACTGGATACTACGTTACCGGACATCGATCCTACCGACGTTGACGATCCGGCCCGACTCTCGGAGCTTTTCAACATCGCGAAGATCGTTGAGAACTGGGCAGCGTCGATCAAACGTAAAACGCTTGATGCCCTGAAGGATGGGGAGAAGCTTGACGGCCTGAAGTTACGGTCGATGGGGCGGACCCGAAAGATCTCCGATAACGCGGCTTTTGTAAAAATCGCAGAAAATTACGGAATTGATCTGGACACTTTGCTGGATCAAGTTAATTTCCCCCTCGCCAAGGTCTCCAAAAAGGTAGACCGGAGCAAACAACAAGACTTCTATGACGACTGCGAGAACGCGGGAATCATCGAAACATCAGACGAGCGGCACAGTGTCGCGAGTCAGTAAACCAAAAACAGAATAGAAAATATGGCTAATACCAAAACCGAAATCGCAGAGACCGAAGCTAACACTGGTCTCTCCACTAACGTAACTGGAATCGAACTTGATATCGAAGATAT